TTAAGCCTTATTAACAGCTGTCCTTAGCGCCTCGATCTCCGGATGGGTGTATGTGTTAGCCGTGAAGCCGTGGTCGGCGTGGCCGGCAAGCTTCTGGATATCCACTGTCTTGACGCCCGCATCGGACAGCCTAGTGCAGAAAGTATGCCGGCAGGCGTGCGGGGTCAATTTCCTTGTGCCGACCGCTTCGAGTGCCGGGTAATACATTTTGTCCCGATATCTCTTAGCCGTCAGCTTCTTGCCTTTGTCGTCGCAAATCAGGGTTTCGCCGCCCTTGACGTACCACTTTCTTATATACTCTTTTATATCCTCGTGCACCGGTATTATTCTGTCCTTCCCAGCCTCCGTTTTAATGCCGCCGGTAATTACCCAGTTGTTCAGGTCTACGTTAAAGCGGGTCAGGCCCAGCATTTCGGATATGCGCAGGCCCGTCTTTATCATGATTAAAATGGTATCCGCCCACGGGATGGTTTTGGCCGCCTCCGAGATTTTCTTAACCTCCAGGTCGGTGAAGTGGGCCTTTTTTGTCCGCTCGGACTTGGGAAGCCCGACGAACTTGGCGTAGTTTTTGTTGATGATGTCGTTTTGCATGGCAAAGTTATTTAGCATGACGGCCAGGGTGCGGATTTTTTCCAAGGTGGATTTGCTTAGTTTTTCTTCGGCGCACTTGTCTATCACGTCTTGCCAGTGATTTGTACGCAGATCCTTAAACTTTGCCTTTTCATAACGTTTAATGTATTTCCAAGCGGCCCGGTAGTTGTCCTGAGTGGCCTTGGAGATATTTCTGTATTTGCCGGCAGACCATTCTTGGTATAATTCGGCCAGGGTTAGGTTTGACTTTGGCGATACCGGGCTGATCCTGTGCATGGCCAAGGCGTCAAGCCCCTCCTGCTTGGTGGCAAAGTGCCCTATGAGTTGACGCAGCTGCTTGCCTTCGTCCGTCCAGCCCAAGGTGATTCTGGCCGCCCAGGGTTTGCGCCTGCGGCCTTTTTCTTTATATACAGTGCCGTGACTATTGGGGAGTTTCACGCTCTCATCTCCCTTTGGTGCTGTTCTGGTTTCCACGAGTTTTAAATTCTGAAAAATTTTCTTTCTTAAATTAGACAGCTATACTTGATTCTGCTGCAATAACACGAAAAACTTCATCTAATCTCTATATATAGTAGCCATAAGCAGGGTTGCCCACTAGAAATTGTGGTTAAATTGCTCAAAAGTGAGTTATTGCAGTGGAATCATACTTTTATTTAGGCAGATGCTTCTGCTTTCTCCGTAACAAATAAACACTCTAATGTTCGGAGAAATAACTTCTCGATGTTGCTATCCAGTTCCATTTTTTTTTCATCGGCAAATGTCGAAGGATTGGCAGAGTCAAAATAAAGGACAACCTTTGCAAACGCTCCTTCTTGTCCAACTGGATAAGCGTAAAAGGACCTCCTGTCTTGAGAAAGTCTCGAAATTTCTTCGTTCGTGAACGACCAGCGTCTACGGTAATCTTCTGCTAAACTTGTTCCATTAGGAATGGAGTATGCTTGAGAGAGGCGTGTCCTAAATGCTTGTCCAGTGATTCCTTGCGTGAAAACAAACTGCCGACCTTGTCCAGTATTAGTGGGATAATATGGTGTTATCTGTTCGTATGTCTGCGCTTTCTTACTCCTAATGTGGTGTATGGTGACCCTAGTACTACTGTCAAGCTGTAGAACATAGCAGATAGCTGGCAAAATGCTGGTAGCATACTTGATTCTCTCATAGTGATGGGGTGTGATGCTTAGGAATACGGTAAACGCAGTGGTCAAAACGAAAACGCCAAAACTTGACCACTTAAACCACGCAGCAACATTAGCTGGCGGTTGAAAAAACATCCCTATCGCGATTGTTCCTACGGCCATGGAAATCACTGTTAGTGGTATGCGGCGCTGGACAAGCCACAGACGCATGTCGGTTAGAATCTTAAATTCAATTGCCATATATGAAATGTTTCTTAAATATAGTGATAATCTGGGACTCGTCCACGACTTCACCCCTCGTCTAACGTCGCCTGCACGCCGGCGTTAGGTAGTACCCTCTTTTTTGATCTCCGCCTTCAGGCTCTTCCAGGCCTCCAGAATGTCAATCTGACCCCTGATGGCATTGCCAATTGCTATTGCGTCATCGTCCATTCCTCGAATCGAAGCGACGCCGGCAACCGTCTCAAAATCGGTAGGCTGTCTGTTGCGGTACTCGCGGTACGTTCTTCGAATCAAGTCAAGTCGATGACTCGTAGCTTCTTCGCGAAGTTGTCCGACTGAAGCTATGCCACGACTGGCGAGCAGCTTGAGTTGGCCATCGATTTCGCTCTGGGCGCAACCGATGCCGAGCTCACTAAGAACAGGGGGCAGATTCTCAGCATTTAGCGGATCCGCATCTCTGAAGATGCCTTCCTGTTGGAATCTGGACAGTTCCTGAAACAAGAGGTTGAAATGTTCATCGATCGCCGTTAGTTCGCTTGCAATGATCCGAAATTGCCGCCTCACTGCAAATGATGTGCGCTTGCCAGGCTTATATCCAAGAACGTGCTCGACCTCACCCCACACGTCCTCGACAAGAGTCCGAACCTGTAGTTCAAACCAAGGGCGTTGGACATCTGGCAAAAGCGGTGGTCGAAACCGCACAGTGTAGTGTAGCGATGCATACCCGCTATCCTTTCTGGACACCGTGAGCCGCGTCAGGCCCAATTGATCAGCCAAGTCTTGTGTTAGGTACGCCTTCGGCGGATCCACTGCAGATATCTCCAAGATATTGCTTTCCCGAAGTTCTCGGTCGACCAGTGAGAGGTTATCCAAAAAGTAGACAATGACCCGCCCACCGAGCGTGTCGTGCATCTCGTCAACGCTCGCGGCTGTCAAGCCGCTTGGAAACGAAGACGGTTTTCTTAGGATCTTGTCGACGACACTCTCTGGCCGCTTGATTCGGGACACCGTTCGCTGAATAGGCGAGGGAGCCGGTAGACGACTCATTCCGGCATACCGTGCCCAGTAGTTGGGATCCTCCCAAGCTTTGAAGAGTTTCTTGAGTTCGTCTTGGTTGGGCCGAAGAATACTTCGGGCATATTGGTCGTAATGACTATGGAACCTTGCAACCTGCTCAAGATTTAGCATCGGTACCTCACCATCCCTATAACCGCATCATTACGGCACACAAGCCAACCCTTGCTCTTTTATGTCTCTTAATCGGGCATCTCCTAAGCCGCTAACAGGGAAGCTTATTCTAACGGAGAATAATCTGAATTATATCTGCCGTAATAGCTTTTCTTTCATCGCATACTTGCCATAATTCTCGATGAGGCTTGTCCTTACTACCATGAAACAGGCAAATAGACACACCTTGGTTTTTTGCCATTTCAATAGCAGGTAAGTAGTCGCTATCCCCGGTAAGTATAGCTGCATGTGTTATTGAGCCTTTTGCGCTCAAGCTTGTTAAGTCAACGGCTAAAAGCACATCAATGCGCTTTTGGATATATATTTGTGTACCGTCACCTTGCCAGCCTCTAAATTCAAGTTTTCCTTTCCGGACTTCAAATTTTGGCAATTTTTCTAAAGAGTTAAGGAATCGCTCCATACTCGAAAATCGTTCATTTTCGTCTTGTGTAGGAGTCCCGCTTTTATATGGCAAGCAGTGATAGTAATAAGTCCGTAGTAGCGGAATGCCGCCCGCCATCCACTCGGCCAGCTTAGCATAATCTATTTTTGCAGAAGAAAATTCATTCCGAAGAACCTTGTCCAAGTATCCCCCATCAATAAAGCAGGCTACACGGTATTGCAAAACCTTCTCCTCCTGACTTCTAAATAACGGCAAAGCCGTCTCCCTGATACAGAGAGACGGCTTTCATTCTGAGCCTATCATCCTGGCCTCCCTCGCTAAAGCGGGGAGAGAATGATAGGGAGCATTCTGCTCTTTTATAATATGCCCAAAACCTCTCTGTGTCAAACGTTTTTTTCGTCTGGTTTTATATATTTTACGAGCATTTTGGGCTTAAAAAACGCATTTTTGAAATATTTTATCTTTTTTCTATGGATTTATCTTTTGTCTCCGCGCCTTTAGCCCTTCAGGAATATCTTCAGTTATAGGTTTCCCCCTCACATTTTCGCCCCTACCGGGACTTTTTTGGTGGCTTTGTGTCGGGCGGGTTTATTAAGAAGCGGTCATTTTTTTCTCAAGCCTAGCCTTTCTTTTCCTGAACAGCTCGATATCAGCATTGAACAATCGATTTTCCAAAGCAAATATGGCTACGTTGCATATAGCTACAGCCTCTTTGTATTTTGCCATTCTTTCAAGGATAATTGTGGGGCGTTCATAGTAAACTGTACCGTGAGGGATATATTTACTTAGAATTTGCATGTAAAGAGACAAGGCTTTTTCGTAATCACCTATCTTTTCAAACGCAGCTGCCTTTTGATAAATGGGAGAATATTTTTTGTGATCTCTCTCCCATTGTTCTGGTTCCCTTTCACAAAAAGGAATGCCATGTGGCTCTCCAGTAACATACCACTCTTCAAGCTCAGGTTCGCTCAAGGGGTCTTGCAACCAGCGCTTTAACATTTCAGCAAATTTATTAGGCGGATAATCTTTAAGATTTTTTGGTGTCCAGCGTTCGTTCACGGCCTTTCTTCTCCCCGGGGATTTCTAAAACGTTTCCCCATAATATAGTCTCAAAGCAGTCCCCATAAACCTTTCTGTTACACCAAAATGGTCAGCCAATTCATGGGTTAAAACGAGCCCATCCTCAACAGCCGAAATTAATTCTTTAATTGGTACCAATTGCTGTACAGCCCACCACATAGCATTTTTTTCTTGTTTAAGTGTGATAAAGGACTTGTCGCTCCGGGCAAAAGCCAGCAGGTTGCCTGAGCTGGTAAAGTGATGGCCCAGTTCTTCAGCTAGGATACATCGCAAGAGGCACCGTTTTTGTTTAAGGGTTTCATGCAGTAGTATTAGTGTTGGTTCACCGGCACGGGCGTCATATAGTCCCAAAAAGGGTACAGGTAAGTATACATACCGACAAATAATTCCCTCGGCTTGAGCCAAATAAAATAAAGCATCTGGCACTACTTACCTTCCCTTTCTCGTCTTATCTTTTCCCGCTCCCTTTTGATGATCTCTTCAATTTGGTTCAATGCCTCTTCAGTGATTGTGGCACCTTCTTCAATATGGGCGGCGCGGGTATGGGGATAATTGCGGTAGTCGCTGCGGCCAAGAAGCCAGTCCACCGATGTCTGAAAATAATCAGCGATTTTGCCGAGTGTTTCTGCATCCGGAACTCTTTGGCCCGTCTCGTACATGGCTATTGTACTGGGCGATAAATTTAGATAAGAAGCCAGATCTCTCTGATTTATTCCTCGCTCATTGCGCAATTCTTTAAGCCTTTCTTTTATCATGTGGCGCTCCTTTTATGATTTCAATATCAAATTATCACGCATAGTGATTATAAACAAGTAGTAACACTAAAAGTGAGAAAAACTATTTTAGGCGCTTGACATGCTCACGTTTCGTGATGGAGGTAATAATATGACAACACTTGCTGAGCTGCGAAAGAAAAAAGATCTGACTCAAGAGCAATTGGCTAATGCTCTCAACATTAGCATCAGTGCTGTTGCTATGTATGAGACAGGCGCAAGAATTCCGAGACTTCGCAGAGCAAAGCAGATTGCTGAATTCTTTCAAGTGCCAATCCATGAGATAAATTTTTTTGATCTCGATACTCACGTTACGCGAGCTAAAACAGCTGGCAGAGAATCCGCGTAGCACCCGCCTGCACCCGTAGGTGTGTGCGGATTTGGTTTTGATCGGTGTTTTCTTCAGATGCAAGATGATGATACAAGCCTGAGAAAGTCCGGGATTCTTTAAGAACAGGAGGCACCCCCATGCAACCCACTGCCAAAATCACAGTCCCCGAGGCCGCAAAAGTGCTAGGCGTCACACCGCAATTTCTACGCATGGGCCTGCAACAGGGCCGCTTCCCCGAGTTCGGCAAGGCGGTCAAGTTCAAGCGCTGGGCGTACTTCATCCATGCCGGGAAGTTTTACGATTACGCGAAAGGGAAAGGGGAATCCAAATGCGGTTAAAAATCGTGGCCAAGGGCGACGAGGTTCTGAAGGCCCGGCTGGAAATTGGCCTATCCCAGACGGAAATGGCGATGGCGTTGGGCATAGGCCAAAGGTACCTGGCCGGAATTGAATCGGGAAGTCACCCAGTAAGCATCCGGCTTGGGAGCAGGATGCGCAAATTATTTGGAAAGCGTTTTTGTGAAATCTTCAATTTTGAAGGAAGGAGGTAAGAAATATGGACTCCAGGTACATGCACGACGGTTGCCCGGACTGCGATGACCCATGGTGTGCTGGTTGCCGTTGTCCACACTGCGACAACAGAGACGCAGATTGTTTTTGTTCCATCCAGATTTTTTAGCCCTATCTATCGGCAAGGAGGCAAACACATGAAACTTAAAGTTTTGCTTTAGGAAATAGAGAAAGGCGACATCATAGACGGAAAGGCTGTAGTGGAGGTTCTGCACCGTTTTGATGTCATGGTACAAAAGCACTACGTCCGGGCAATCCTTGCCGGCGGTTGGCCAATTGTTGACGGCTATTTCGGCGAGCGGAAAGTTGAAGTTGAGAGGTAACCTTTCAGCTCCAATGTTATCAGAGAAAGAGGGTGAGATATAGGCAGTCATTTCTACAGGCGAGGCCTTTCGAAGGACCAAACCCTACGGGAAGGAGGTGATAAACATGGCTAAAAATTGCATTGACCGCATGCATGAAAGAAATTAACGCAGATAGAAAAATTGCGGATTTCATGGTAAAGCAAAAATAGCCCTATGACTTTAAGGTCAAATACGCTGAAATTCGAGCCCAAGAGAAGGAAGCGAAAGAGAGGGCAGAAATGGCGGCAGATTAGTGTTGAGCTTGACAACCTGAAAAAATAGCCGCCAGCTGCAACTGGCGGCTCACCTCTAAGTTATTTCAGGTGCTTTATTAATACGTCCCTGAACTCACTCAAGGCATAAAAAACCTGCCTTGCAACCTGCTCTAAGTCATACTTACAGTTTTCGTCAGCCCTGGATGTTTCGATGATTGACTCAATCTCCATTCGATAAACATCAAGAGCTTTATTTAGCTCAGCTGATAACACGCAATCCACCCCCTTCCTCGAATAGTATCCGCAACACCTACCATTTCGACGCAAGAGAGGGAAATCCTGTTAGGGGGGCTTTACAACAAATAATACATGCTAGGGCTGGCTAAACGGATCCTCTGGCCCTGGCTCTACCGAAGGGAGGTGATAAACATGGCAATAGGACAAGCGCTCCGGGAAGCGCGGGAGCATAGGGGAATGACGCAGGAGGCGACAGGCCAGGCCGGCTACATCAGCGGGAAAATGGTCTCGGCCATCGAGTGCGGGAGGCGGGCAGCCGGGCCGGATGTGATGGAGCGGCTGGCCACAAAACTGGATTATCCCCGGTTGTACCTGGAGGCCGCAGCCGAGGTTACGGGCGGGGTGTATTGCTCGCCTTGGCTGGATGGCGATGGCGTGGATCTGCACCGGACAAGCGTCTGGGCAAAGACCTGCGAGGAGCTGCAGGAGGCAATCAAGACCGTATCAGCGGCAGATGTGGTGAACGCCCCTAGCAGAGCAGATGAGGCTCACCGGCGGGCGGTACACGATAGCATGATGCAAGTCCTTGATGTCCGGGTAGCGATTGACCACTACCTGGCCGTGATGTGTGAGGAGTATGGGTACAGTATCCTGGCTGTCTACCAGGAGCACCGGCGGAAATTAGAAAGCCGGGGCTATGCGAAACCCAGGCAAAAAAGAAAGAGCGCATATTAGCGCACTTAAGAAAATTTAGCTGCCCTCATTGTACCACGTCGACCCGGCTGGTGCAAGAGGAACGAAAGGAGTCAGGGCACGATGCTGGACAAGCGCTGGCGAAGTAGCTACCGAGCAGGCGACGGACTACGCTGGACTGATGCGCTAACAGCTGCCGGGTTTACCCTTGTAATGGTCGGTGGTATAGCCGCTGACAGTCCAGGGCGCGGTTATTTGTACGCAGGCGGGATAGTCTTAAGCGGCTTTGCCCTCGCAGCCCTGGGGCAGAGGCTGGAAGCAAAAGGTCATGGGGAAAGCAGGTATGAGCAACACAAAATTTTTGGAAAGGGTGAAAAGAGATGAAACAAGGTAAAAGTTTGCAGGAGCTGGCGAAAGAAATTGAGCGTCAGGCCCAAGCAAAAAAAGACTTTATAGCGAATACGAGTCAGCTTGAGATGGTAAATAAATTGGGGAACAGCGGTCCGATGTGTCAAAATCTCCAGATCGGTGGAGTAGGCGAATTCGAAATGAAAGAGTTATCACATAGGCAGATTGGCGACCGGCTGGGCATTCCGGTCAAGTATTATGACCGGATGCGAGAGGAAGCACCTGATCTTTTAAGCAACAACGTGAATTACTGGTTCCAGTGCAAACCGGAAGACAGGATGATAAGGACGCTTGACGGTAATGTAAGAGCATTTCTTTCCAACAGGTATAGACGGCTGGATAACTACGAGTTGATGGAAGCAGTCCTTCCGGTTCTGGCGGAAATCCCGCAGCTTGAGATTAAAAGCTGCGAGGTCACTGAAACAAGGCTTTATTTGAAAGCGGTTACCACGCGAATTGAAGCGGAACTGAGGCCGGGAGATGCAGTAAACGCCGGTATTGTCATCGGTAACAGCGAGGTGGGGCTCGGGGCATTTAAGGTCGAACCGATGATTTACCGGCTGGTTTGCATGAACGGCATGATAGCGGCCGACTATTCAATGCAAAAATACCATGTCGGCAGAAAAATAGCTGCCGAAGAATCTGCAGCCATGGAGTTGTTCAGCGACGAAACGCTAATGGCCGATGACAAAGCGTTTTGGCTAAAAGCACGGGACATCGTTAAAGGCGTGCTGGCTGAGAAGACATTCCAGATGATCGTAAACGGCATGCGCGAAGCCGCACTGCACAAGATTCAGGGGGATCCGCATAAAGCGGTGCAGGAGCTGTCGAACCGGTTCCAACTTAACCAGGACGAAGCCGGTGGGATTATGCGCCACTTTATAGAAGGCGGTGACTTATCTAAGCTCGGTATGGCAAACGCGATAACAAGGCACAGCCAAGACGTCCCGGATTATGATCGTGCGACCGAGATGGAGCGACTGGGCGGGAAAGTAATAACGCTTGACCGTCATGAGTGGAGAGCAATCGCGGAAGCGGCGTAATTTAACAAACAGAGCGGGCGGGGCGCAAAGTTCCGCCCCATCAAGCAAGGAGGCTATCACATGAATAAACAAGTGTTAATCGAGCGCCTGTTGGTGTTACCGAAGGAAATTGAAGCGGCGGAAAAGCAAGTATTGGATATCTCCCGGACCGTAGACGAGGCCGGCGAGAAGGTGGCGGCTATTGAGCGAGATGCCGTCCTGAACGGCACTATAACCGGCAAGAATGAGACCGAGCGCAAGGCCCAGATGGCCGTGCTCACGGCGGCAGCCAGAGAAGAGGTCACGGAGGCGGAGACTTGGCTGGCTGTGTCCCGAGTTAGCTATAACCGTCTGATGAACGAGTTCCGGGCGCTGCAGGTTGTGGCGCAATTACTGAGCAGGGAGGTGGCTTAAAGTGACTCAGGAAAAAAGCACATCCCTTATCCAGCTGAAGGATTATGAGGGCCGATGCAACGTCCTTTTCCCGACTGTCACCATGCAGCAGATCAGCCCCTTCCACCGCATCAGGGTGGAGGAAGTGAAGATAAGCTCTGATCCGGATGCGGGCGACGTCTTCAAGGTCGGCAGTAAGAAGGTAGGCAATAACTACGAAGATGTGTTGTCGCTTTCAAAAACGGCCATTTTGCGCCTGTCGACCGCGGCCGGTATCGTCTGGAACTGGGCAGAGACCCGGGTCCTGTCGGCAAGCAAGGATTATGTTCTTTACCAGGCTGTTGGTGCGATGCGTAAGCCTTCAGGGGAGTGGATACCGCTTAAGGCTACGAAGGAGATTGACCTTGAAGTAGTGGAGGCGGAGACTTACGACTCCAACCTTGAGACGGCGAAAAAGCTAAAGGCCGAAAATAGAGACGGGTTATCTCCCGAAGAGTGGGCGGAGGTTAAAACCCGCAAGAACATGATCCAGTGGCGCAAGAACAAACTCATGCGGGCTGAGACCGGGGCAATGTTGCGAGTAGTGCGTGCGCTGCTGTCGGTGAAGCATCAGTATTCAGCGGCGGAGCTGAAGAAACCATTCGCGGTCCCGACCGTGGACTTTGCGCCCGACTACAGCGACCCCGAGGTTCGCAGGGCCATGGCCGAAGCTGGAATTAAAGCTACCTCACAGTTGTTTGGGCAGCCGGCTATGCAACAACTCCAGGCCCCGCAGCAGCAAATGGGACAACCGATTGATGTTGACAGGAACGATGAGCGGTTTGCCCCGGCCGGCACAGTAATCGATGCGGATGTGTCCGATGACGATCTCCCATGGTCTGGCAGCGGAGAAAACGGTGATGAAAGGGCACCCTGGGAAGGACAAAACGAACCTGGGCAACAGGAAGACGTTTTCAAAAACGCCGTTCTCTGCCAGGGTTGCGACCAGATTATTGCCTCTGAAAACGATTGGACGCCGCAGCAAATAGCTGATTACAGCCAAAAGCGGTACGGCAAGAAACTCTGCATTTCCTGCCAGAAGGATGCCGGTAAACAGGCCGCCGGCCGGAAGGCGGGTGCGGGAAGATGACATTAAAGATAGCGCAGGTTAGCGACCTTCATGTCGGGATGGGCTACGCCGGCCCATCCCCTTCATCCCGGCTTGATGACATCTGCCGTGTCGCCGACTTCATGGCCGACCGGATCATCAAGGAGAATTGTGATCTGGTCTTGGTGGCCGGGGACCTGTTCAAGGATGCTCGGGTATTCCTGGACCGGGCTTCTGTCGAAATCGCTGCTGTGGTCAAGTGGCTGCGCCGGTTTTCCGAGGCTGGTATTCCTGTTGTGGCCATCAGCGGGACACCTTCCCATGATGCTGTCGCTGCCTATGAGCTGCTCAAGGAGATGCAGATTCACGGAGTTTATATTTTTACCTCCCCGGGTGTCAAAGAGTTTTACTGGGACGGTTTGATTGTTTCGGTTGCCTGTCTCCCCGGCATAAACCGCTCCACTATAGCCAGCAAAGAGGAGTTTTCCAAACTGGCTGCTCACGAGCTGCACCAGCTGATAACTGACCGGGTTACCGAGCTGACCCTGGGGCTTGCTGCACAGTGCGAACAACATCCGAAAATCTTACTATCTCATATCACCTGCGCCGGTGCTGATAAGGGCTTTGAGGATCTGCTCCAGCAGCAGGAACCGGTGCTGACCAAGGCGGCCATCGAGGGCGGCGCGTTTGACCTGGTCTGCATGGGGCATATTCACAAAGCCCAACAGGTGCCAGGTCTTGTTGTACCTACATTCTATAGCGGTTCCCCAGAGCGGCTGAGTTTCAACGAAGAAGGGATTACGCCCGGCTTTTTAATTCATGAGTTTGAGGATGGCAGATATCACCGCTCTAATTTTGTTGAGACGCCGGCGAGAAAGTACTGGACGCTGGACCTGCCTTGGAGCGACGAGGATCCTGATGGGGCGGTGGAGGTTCTTGGCGACCTCGCGTTCTCATTAACAACGGACGGGGAAAATATGGTGAAATCCCCGGGAGAAGGCGCTGTTGTCCGCGTCCGCTACGAAGTAACCGAGGCCAGCGCTAAACTGATCAACCAGGCGCAGGTCACACGGGAGCTTTATCGTTTAGGCGCATTTTATGTGCAGGGGATTGAAGCCAAAATCCGGCGCACAAACCGAACCCAGCGGGCGGAGAAAGCCACATCGGAGCTTAAGCCGGTGGATGCCCTGCAGATGTGGGGCAAAGTTAACCAGGTTGATGACAAGGTGTTGGCGGAGTTGACTGCGCGGGCAGAAGTCTTACAACAGGAGGCGATATAATGCAGCCGACCAAGCTGGTTTTAAATAATTTCCTTTCCTACGGGGATGCGGAAATAGATTTTAACGGCATTACTTTAGCTGCCCTTCTTGGGGCAAATGGCAGCGGTAAATCTAGCCTCGTGGACGCGATCACTTTCGCTATCTACGGTGAAGGCCGCTATAAGGACATTGACCGTTACATCCGCCAGGGGCAAGAACAGGCGGTAAGCGAGCTGCAGTTTATCTTGGCCGGCGAGACGTACCGAGTGATCCGGACCAGGAGTAACAAAGGCAAGGGCAAATCCACCCTGGAGCTGGCCAAGCAAAACGGTCCCGACCGGTTGCTCTCATGGGTCCCCCTATTGGGCACCACCATGAAAGAGACGCAGGATAAAATCCGGGATTTGCTCCGCATGGACTATGAAACTTTTGTCAGCTCCTGCATCATTCTGCAGGACGAGGCTGACCGGCTGACCAAGGCCACGCCTGGAAAGCGGATGGAGATATTCGGTCAGATCCTAGGTTTGGATGTTTACGACAGGCTCCAGGAAGCGGCGAAGGCCAAGGCCCGTAGATACCGGGATGAGGCTGCGATAAAGCGGGCGGCTATTGATAATATTGAAACCGATTTATCGAATTACGGGGAACTAAAGCAGCAGGAGCTGGACCTGGAAGGCGAGCAAAAGGCGTTGCGCAAGAGACTTGCTCAACTGGAAGCGAGCCTGGAAAATCAGGAAAATGTTGTCTCCGGCTTGCGCGTCAGAGCGGCCCGCGGTGAAGATTTGAAGAGGCGGCAAGTGCAAATCAACGGCGACCTTAACAACACAGAAAACCAGCTGATTGCAATAGGTCAGAAGCGGGGTCGCTTACAACAAATCGTCGAGCGGGGCGATGAAATCCGAGCCAAAGCGGCAGAGCTGGAGAATGTAAAACAGCAGATTACTGCGCTTAAAGTTAAGCAGCCGATGCTGACCGAGGCAAAGGCGGAGGGGGCCCGGCTTGAAGCAGAGCAAAGTCGGGTTGAAGCTGGCATTGGCAAACTTTTGACACAAGTAGCAGCTGCAAAGGCGGCTCTGGCGGACAAGGCTGCGCTGGAGCAGGCGGCTGGTGAGTACCAAAAGGCCATTACTGAACTGGACGGGTTAGATGTCCTGGCGGAAAAGTGGCAGGCTTTGGACACTCAGGCCAAGGAAGCACACGCGGCATGGGGACGGGCTGAGGCAGAACTTGCGGCCTGCATCAAGGCACTGGGCAAGGAGCTGGTCGACCTAGAGGCCAAGGTTGCCATGCTGGAGAACAGCGGGTGCATTGACTCGGAGCGGGCAACTTGCAAATTCTTGGCTGATGCCCAGGCCGCCAAAGCCCGCATCCCACAGGTCCATATTGAGCAAGAAGCGCTGGTTCCAGACGCGCAGCTAGAGCAAGTCTGGCGTGACCTTGAGGACAAGCGGGACGCACTGGGCTATGATCCTCAAGGGCGGCAGCGGCTGAAAGATTACATCGCGGAGCTACGGCCCAAGGCAGAGCGGGCCGGGCAGTTGGCATCCAGGGCAGAGATGCTTCAAAGCCTGCAGGAGCAACAGCGGGATGCAGAAGAGCGAAAAGCTGAGCTTGCTGGCAAACTGCGGACGGCACAGCAAAAAATCCGGGAGCTAGACAGCGAAGTGGCATCCCTTCCCGCAATCGAAGACCGGGCAAAAAAACTTGAGCAATGGGCGAAAGTGCTGCCGGAGCTAAACCAGGCAGAAGAGGCTATGAAAGAGATGCGGTTTCAGACGGATCAGCTGGAAACCCGTAAAGCGGAATTGCTGCAGGAACTGGACAAAGTGAATGCTGACCTGGCTGTCGTGGACCAGGGTGCGGCAGAACTGCGAGTAGCGGAATCCGCACTGTTCGACGCCCGCCAGCAGCTTAAAGAAGCCAAAGAACAAGAGCAGGATACCGGGATTAAGCTGGGCACCGTGCAGGCCCGGCTCAAGGACCTGGATACCAAGAAACATTTGAAGGCTGCACTGGAGACAGAGTTCGAAGTCTTGGTCCAGGAGGAACATTATTACGTGATGCTGACGAGAGCCTTCGGCAGAGCGGGTATTCCGGCGCTGATCATTGAGAACGCTTTGCCTGAGGTGGAGAGCTTGGCCAATGACCTGTTATCGCGATTAACCGGCGGCCGCATGGAGGTACGCTTTGAGACGCAGCGCGAAGCAAAGACCACAGGGAACGTCAGCGAGACACTGGATATTGTCGTCTCCGATGAGCTGGGGGAGAGGCCATACGAAGGGTGGAGCGGGGCGGAACGGTTTGAGGTTAACTTAAGCATCCGGCTGGCAATCAGTAAGTTTCTGGCCAAGCGGGCGGGGGCGAAGATCGAGGTTCTCATGATCGACGAGGGGGCGTCGTGTCTGGATCAAGAAGGGCGAGGGAAGTTTGTGGAGTCAATTAACATCATTGCCGAGGACTTCAAGTTGGTGATTGTTGTAACCCACATAGACGAACTCAAGGAGGCCTTTCCGCAGCAGATACTGGTCATAAAAACTCCAGAAGGGTCAAAGGTGGCGGTAGTCGCATAATACGGCTCAAAATAGGGGCAGCTTGACAATTACATTGGGAAAGCTGCCCCCTCTCCCCACGGGAAAGAGAGAGAGGGATAAAATGCTCTACGAAAACAGCGCCAAAAAATGGACATTAGTCTGTGACCTGTGCGAGAAACCAGCCGGCGAGAAGTTTGACAGCTATTGGGATGCGATGGGCTATAAACTGAGCAATGATTGGAAAAGCCGAATCTGGGCAGGGGAAGGCCTGGACGTGTGTCCGGAGTGCGTTAACAGAAAAGAGGCTAAACCATGACCCAAAAAGGAGGACAAGTCGATGAGGCAAGCCAGTTTTGTCGCTTATATCAAAAAGGTTGAAGTGGTCAATAAAGTTACAAAGTCTGAAAATGGCGAAGATGAGCAATCTCTGCGGGTAATCCTGGAAGATGTCGATATTACCGATGAAAATTTCTTAATGCTTAGGCGCTTTGGGCCAGGCATGTCCATCACGGTAACAATCAGTCCATATCAGTTGGGGTTGCAGGATTTCCCGCCAGTCAAAGATGATCCGCAGGTGACAATTTTTAAGACTTCTGTATCATCTTAATTATCTCTGCCGCGAGGGGTTGCAGAAAGCCGGTAGCTGGTTGGCGCAAGGCGGCCGTAATACCAGCGTAATTCCGGGGCCGCAGGCAGTGGGCGGGGGCCTGCCAGAGACAAAAAGTGAGGGGTGGAGGGATGAAAATGACCGATGAGCAACAAAGGGAAGATTTCATTAAAGTCTTAAAAGAGGCACATACAAGTTTGCTGATTTTGCAAGAGGATATCAAATATCCACTATCTGAGGACCGTCAGAAATGGCTGGACGGGGCAACCTTGCTTATTCAACATTTATTCGAAAAGGAAATGGAAGCCGACATAGAAGCGGTGTTGCGGGCATTTCATAAGTCGATGCGTGAGGGGTGTGAAACGGATGATCGTTGATAGAGGCAAGCAATATCAACGGTATTTCCAGGCCTACATCGACGTTAACGACATTAAAGACGGCAATGAAGTTATGTTTCACGAGTATTCCTGGTGGATATCAAATAAACACAGCGAATTCCGGCGGATGAAGGGTTGCCCGTACTGCAACGGCTATCCGCCGGACGTCCAGGAAGAATTTATTGCGTTTATACGGTTGGGAGCGTGACCACGATGCAGGCACCTAATTTCTTGTACCAGGACTACAGCCTTAACCGGCGCGGCTTTTTTGTGCCGGAGCGTCTGGCCAAGCGGCGGCCAACTTGCATTGATCTCTTTGCCGGTGCAGGCGGGTTTTCCTTAGGCATGAAGCAAGCCGGCTTTGAGGTTGTTGCCGCTCTAGATTTTGATATTCATTGCATGGTTACATACCTGGTCAACCTCGGCGCTTACCCGGTGCAGATTCACTTCGCCGAGCCGGAGGACAAGGATAAGTTTGCAAAATATCTGGAGAAAAAGATGAAGAAATTCCAGGCTAAACATAGTGTTGACGGCCTGCCGTTCTACAGCGGCAGCGGCTGGATAAAAGATTATCCTGATATTCCGGGAACGTCTAATTACTTCTACGGCGACATACGCAAATTCTCCGGCGCTTTTATCATGGAGAAGCTGGGCGTCAAGCCAGGCGAGATAGACTGTATTGTCGGCGGCCCGCCCTGCCAAGGGTTCAGCATGTCCGGCAAGCGCGATATCATGGACCCGCGCAACAGCCTGGTGTTTGAGTTCGCGGACAAAATTTTGGAGATACAGCCCAAAAGTTTCATCATGGAGAACGTGCCGGGGATTTTGAGCATGGTGACGCCGGAGGGATTGCCGGTAATTGATGCGTTTAGCCTAAGGCTGGCGAAAGGCGGGTACGGCACATATGAGGCACTGAAACGGAGTCTGTTGGCCACAGCGGGCCTTGGCGCGGCGGTGAAAGGGTCAAGCCACGCTAGGCGGAAGACGGAAGGCAAGATGGAACTGTGGTAGAGGTAGGGGGCGGCATGGCGGGAACAGCCAGATACCATGTGCCAGGATGTCTGACTCCTGGGGCTGTCAGGAGAACGCCTTGCCGGCTAGCAAGCACATGGTTGCACAAGTAGCACAGCCGGTTCGAATCCGGCCCGCCTGATAATTGGAAAGATTATCCTAACCGGGGCTTGAGGGGTGCTTAAATGCCACGACAAAGATTTATCCATCCGGACTTCTGGATTGACCCAACGATTGGCAAACTGGCGGCTGTGGAACGATTATTTTTCATCGGTTGTTTTTCAAACGCTGATGATGAAGGCAGGCTACTTGGCGATCCGGCTTACTTGCGCAGCGTAATCTTCCCTTATGATGACATCAAAATAGCTGATGTTGAGAAAATGCGCGACCGAGTTGTGTCAACATGCCGGAACCTAGTTCATTACACAGTAAACGGGACAAGTTACCTTGCCTTCCGCCACTGGTCGAGATACCAAGCGCCCAGGTACCCAAAGCCGTCGAAACTGCCGATGCCGCCTGATGATTTTACCGCAGACGTTCACCCTGACAGCGATAACATTGCAACCAAATCACCGCAAGCTTGCAACCAAATAGATGAAAGCATGTCGCTAAGTGGTGTTACTGGGTTTGGGTATGGGATGGGTAGGGAATGGGATGGGAATGGGATGGGAATGGGAGATGAACCCGCGCAAACACGCACCACCGGGAAGAAAAAGCCGTTGGCACCAAAGCACTCCTTTGCTGAATTTGTCAGCCTGACCAATGACGAGCACTCGTCACTCGTGGCGAAATACGGCGAAGCAGGAACGCTGCGGATAATCGAGATACTCGACAACTACAAAGGCTCTACCGGCAAAACGTACAAGTCCGACTACCGCACAATCCTTAACTGGGTTGTCCAACGGTATGAGGATGAACGCTCAAAAACGCCAACGGGCAAATACGCGCCAAACGTCGAGGCCGCTTTGCGTTTGGTAAAAAAGTACGAGGAGGACGATGCGCTTGAAGAAGGCCGAAATCGGCAAACTGCTGGCAGTTATAGCAGCGGCATTCCCGACTCGCTTTAGCGTGGACGAACTTAAAGGCGACGTTTGGCACGAGTTGCTAGGCGATCTCGACTACGACGTTGCGCAGATAGCAGTCAAAAAGCACATCTTTTCCAGCATTCACCCTCCAACCATTGCCGAAGTGCGCAAAGAAGCTGTTAAGATCATGTTCCCACAGCGCAAATCCGCGGCCGAAGCCTGGGAAGAGGTTAACAGCGCTCTGGACCGTTACGGGTACTATGCGCAGGCAGAAGGCATGGCGAGCTTATCACCGGAGACGGCTCGCGCGGTGCGAGCCATTGGCTTTGCCAAGATGTGCCTGAGCGAAAACCTTAGCGTCGAGCGGGGGCAGTTTATCAGGATTTACGAACAATTCGAGGCGGAACGGCACGGCCAAGAGCTGTTGCCGGACAAGGTGCGCTTGCAGATTGAGGCGGTGGCGAACAGCCTGAGCTGGAGGCGACTGGCTGATGGATCTTAAGCCACTCTACCGCGACGTGCTGACCGGATTCGAGAGATTCAGCTTTTCGGAGCAGGTCATCCGAGAGCGTTTCGCTGACTTTGACCAGGCACTGCAGGATCTGGATGCGTGTAAAGCTTGTGACGGCAGCCTGTGTAAAACGTCGCTTAACCACGACTGCCAAAACTGGGAGTGGCACCATAAGCTACGGCGGGAGAAGTGCGGCGACAGCTGCTATCCGCAGCGGATGCGTGGCTATTACGGTTTGTGGCGCAAGCACTGCCGCGATGACAAGCCGGTGTTTGCGGTGCATACTTGCCCGGGCGCGGAAAAGCGGCGGGAGGAAATAGTCGAGGCCATGACCAGCTACAGGAGGAGTGCTTGATGAAGTTTAAGCTGGGCGACAAGGTTGTTGTTAAAGGGCGGGTGGATGCGGAAAAGACGTGGTCATGTTGCTCCTACTCAAGGCAGGTGGTAGAACGGACGTTGCAACGGCGGGAGATTACGCCTCAGGAAGGCATTATCTGCGGTAAGCGGGCGTTGTGGGAGGGGTTCTCAGAGTTTATTGATGAGCAGTGGGTTTTTCAGCGGCATAGGAGTATCCCGTGTTATCTTGTAGCGATGGACATGTGCCGGATGATACGAGCGCTGGAAGATGATGTGAGCCATAGGAGGGCGTAAAATGATAATTTTCAGCACGGAAGACCTGCTGACCACACTTTCTGTTTGCCGGGGTGCACTGCCAATCAATGTTCATCCTGTACACCTAGACCGGCTGGAGCGGATTCAGCAAATTGTGGAAATCTACGGCCGGCAAGTGGACGGTCTGCCGCTGGAGCGCAGGCTCTGCCAAGCCAAAAACAAGAGGAGATTGTTTGATGTCTAGTAAGTACCAGAACGTTAAAACCGACCTTGACGGGCACATCTTCGACAGTAAGGCTGAAGCACACAGGTATGGCGAACTGAAGCTTTTGCAGGCAGCAGGGGAAATAGCGGGGTTTATGCTGCAGCCGAGCTTCCTTCTGGAGAAGGGCATCCGCTACCGGCCGGATTTTCTCGTCTGCGGCCAGAACGGGAAGGTGTGGGTTGAGGACGTGAAGGGCGTGGAAACGCGAGATTTTAAGCTAAAAAAGAGGCTGTGGGAGGCTAGGTACCCTTGGCTGGAGCTGCGGGTAGTGAAGTAAGGGCTTTCAGTGCCGCTATTGAAATTGGTTGTGCAAGCGGGGAGGGAAAGAGCCTTGGTAAGTAGAAATAGTGAAAATAAGCAGAATATTAACGAAGTGCTTGATAAGGTAGCCAAGGCGCTGGAAGGCCTTGAATTCGGGGAGGTGGTGATCAAAGTCCAGGGCGGGAAGGTCATTTTTGTGGACCGGTATGAGAGGGAGAGGGTGGGGTAGCATGAATAACATTAAAGATAACATTCAAACAATTTTGTCAGCTGTTGAAGACAGAATTGTTAAAGCATCTGCGAAAACCCTAGATAATGCTGTAGAACGTGGAATGTATCATAGTGGAATTGCCGTAAAAAATTATTTAGAAGAAGGGTTAAAAGCATTACAAGCCGAAACTTTACAGGCTTTGTCTACCATAAACACACAAAAACCGGGCATAGCTGAATGGGATGTAATTAAAAACATAATTAAGCAGTTTGTCGATAGTCAGTATGAAAGCTTAAGAAAAAGAGCCCAATCTCGATCAGGTTGGGAGGGATACCTTATAATTATAGATGAAATTTTAAGCGACATAGGTAATGTTAAAGAAGAAATTATTGCACAGTCGGAAATGTTTATTAAAGGTCAACAAAGAGAGTTAAGCGAAAAAGAAAAAATTAAAAGGTTTGAGTGGTTAAAAATTGCTGTGTCATTCGTAGCTGGTATTTTAGCGACGATAATAACTCAATATCTATTTAAATAATTTTAGTAATTTTGGCTAAGCAAAAACGCGACGCCGACTCACCCGCAAGGGCAGGGTCGGCTTTCCTTGTTATATGGAGGCGATCAATTTGAAAAGGGCAGTTTTCGAGTACATCGAGGCAGAGCTGTACGACTACCGCCAGACTAGGCAGGCGCTAGAAGATCTAAAGCTGGATATTATCGAAGAGGGCCATCGGCCGGACCTCCTGTTTTTCAACACCGCTCCTTTGACTAATAAAATCACTAACCCTACCTTAAACAAGACGGTCCAGCTGCTTACCAACAAACGGATCAACAAGATGGCCGAAACGTTGACGGCGATCGAGCGGGTTTACCGCCGGATGCCGGAAGAAAAGCAAAAACTTATCCAGTTAAAATACTGGGATGGCCGCTATTCGAACCATGGGGTTGCCGAGAAGCTAAATGTCAGCTTAGCCACTTACTACCGGTGGCGACGGGATATCGTACTTGCGGTGGCTATTGAGATGGGGCTGATTAATGCTGCTGAAGCAAGTTGAGAAAAAAATGAGATTTTTTGAGGTACTTTCTGTGTTATTGTGCTAGCAAGGACACGTCGCTCAGAGCGGCGTTTTTGTTTGGCAAAAAAAGAAAGCTTTAGTTGCTGGGGATGCGGGTTTTTTATTTTAGCCAAGAAAATGACGCATTTATGACGGGTTTTTAAGGGTGAGACTATGGCTAATTTACGTTTCTTCGATGCATTGCCTGCCTATTACGGTGGCAAAAGGAAGCTGGTAAAAGAGATATTCAAGCTGGCTCCGCCGGCAAGTGATGCTCCGGTTTTTGCAGACGCTTTTATGGGCGGTGGATCAGTTTCGGTGATGGCTAAGGCCTTGGGTTACAAAGTAATGGGCAACGATATTGCAGAACGGTCATACATCGTGGGAAAGGGACTGGTAGAAAATAACCGTGTAAAGATTGCAAGCGAGGACATTAACAGGCTATTTGTGGAAAGCTCAAACTACCGCTTTATACAGGACAAGTTCTCCCCACAGGTATTTTTAAGCAAACATGCGGTATTTCTGGATAATGCTATGGCCGTTGTTTGGGGCATGGAAGATGGGCCTAAAAAACACTTAAGCCTGCTTCTCCTGATTAAAATGGTATTTTACCTGCGCCCCTACTCCAAATTCTCCAGCCCGAATGCTTTTAACATCCCGATGGAACAGCGGCAGATTGAAAGCATTAAAAACAGGACATACCATGCCAGTATCAAGGCGGCCCTGCGGCCAGTACCGGATATACTGAAAGATCTGGCGGCGGCAATCAATACCGGAATAATAGACAACGCTCAGGAAAACAGGGTTTTCAGGATGGATGTGCGGGAGTTTTTACGCCAAACCAAAGCAGATGTGGTATATTTTGACCCTCCATATGCCGGAACACTGGCCTATGAGGAAGAAAACAACGTTTTAGACCAAATCCTTACCCGGCAGACAACTATAGAAAAAAGTGAGTTTTCCCGTAAAGATGGGATTATTTTTTTAGCAGAAGTATTCCAGGCGGCCAGGCACATCCCCGTATGGATAATCTCAATGGGCAATGCAGGCGGGACGAATAACTGCTTTGATGAACTGGTAGAAAACATCGGTCAGCACAGGGATGTCCAGGCGAAAAGGATTAAGTACAAACACATGACAGGTGCCGCCAGTGAAGAGCATAAGGCTAAAAATGAAGAATACCTGATACTGGGGAGACCAAAATAAATGAAATTTCTGCAGGCACTCCCTCCTTATTTCGGAGGGAAACAAGCATTGCTCAAAACCATATTCGGTCTTTTGCCTGGGGCGCAGCAATGCCCGACTCTTGCGGATGCTTTCCTTGGCGGCGGGAGCATTTCGTTATACGCAAAGGCGATGGGATATAGGGTTCGCTGCAACGACCTGGCGGAGCGGTCTGCGGTCATCGGCAGGGGTCTTATTGAAAACGGCCGGGTCAAGGTAAACAAACAAGATGTTGGGGAACTTATAAAGCCAAATGACTTTACGCTATGCCAAAAAGACCCGGTGAATAAGTTCTTTACTCCAGATGACGCCCTGCTGATTGATACAATACGAGGCAATTTAGGACAAAAAGAGTCGGGGCTCAAAAAAGACCTCTTTACCCTCGCTCTTATTAATTTTATATTGCGCAGCAGGCATCATGGGGACTTTGGCGTGCAGTGGACATACGATACGCTACGGGCGAAGGAAAACACATACCTCCCCTTAGGGCATATGCGCAGCGCAAGAATTTTTCTTAAGTCGCCTATAGATAGGTTCATGAAAGAAATAGAAAAAAGTAACCGAGCTGTGTTTTCCAACGGCGAAGAAAACGTTTTTACGCAAGCAGATGTGCTGGAGTTTCTGGAACATACCAGGGCAGACATAGCTTACTTTGACCCGCCGTATTACGGATCTATCCCCTACGAAAAAGTGTACAAGGTGTTGGATTGGATATTGGCGGGCGAAATAAAAGAGCCGACAGTAAGTGAGTTTAATAAGAACCAGGCATTTAGTCTAATCGAAGACATGCTGGAACGTGCCGAATGGGCAAAGATATGGGTTTTCAGTTATGGCGGACCAAAAGCTGATAGACGGAAAGTTGTAGACATGGTTAAAAAGCGCCGGAAGATGGCAAAAGAAATACCCGTGAACTATAAATATCGGCATGGGAACCATCAGCCAGACAGCGAAAACAGAGACACTGAAATCCTTATATTTGCTGAAAGGTGATAAACATATGGCGGATGCACTGCAGCACGAGATAAAAGTAACGAGGTTGCCGATTGATAAGGTAAAAGCAAATAGTTGGAACCCCAACAAAGTAGACGCCAAGACGATGGCTAAATTAAAGGTTGATATCCAGCGAAAAGGGTGTATCCAGCCCATTATTGTCAGAGCAACCAGACCTGAAGAGTGGGAGATCGTAGATGGTTTTCACCGCTGGAGCATTCTCCGGGAATTAGGCTATGCAGAAGTGCCGGCCATTATCGCGGATATGGATGATACAGAAGCAAAGCTCAAGACCCTGCAGTTAAACTATATGCGGGGAGCGGCAGTGCCTATCCGCCTGGCGAACCTCATCCATGATTTGAATAAAACGTTGACGCTGGAAGACCTGGAGGCGGCTCTGCCATATGAACAAGCAGAGCTCAAAGATAGTTTAACATTACTCAAGCTGCCGGCGGATATTGATAAGGCTGTAGAAGATCGGGCGCAACAAGAGCGCAAAGCGGAGCCAGTTTTTATATCAGCCGTCATATACAAAAACAAGGCGAAGTCACTATACGATTTCGTGGAGCAGGCCATGCTGGAAAGCGAGGCCACTTTCTGCGAAATTAAAATCAAGATTGAGTGTCCTGCCGGCGACCATGACCTTGTGCTAAACGCCATGCAGAACTTGGCTAAGTTAGACCGAGGCTGCGATGACCTGGCCGGCGAGAATGCTCCGGTGGTCACAAGGTTTGCTTTATTCCCCGAGCAGCTGCACGTGATAGATAGGGCATTGCAGTATTTAACCAGGAGCCAGGAGCTGACAAAAAACCCACGCGGACAGGCCTTGGAACTGATCTGCGCAGATTACTTGGCCGGGGCTATAGAGGAAGGCGAGGAAGATGGGCAAGAACCAGCTTGGACCCAACAACAAGATAATCGAGCGGCGCAAGAAATTGATGCGCCTCCGGTTTGTCAAGAGATGGCCGATAGAACAAATCAGCCAAGTACTCGGCGTAAGCATAAAGACCGTTGAGCGTGACATTAAGGCAATTATTGAGCGTAATAACCTGGTAGCCAGAGATGACCTTAAGCAGACGGTGGAGCGGACGCTTTGGGAAATCACGATGAACTATCATGAACGCCAGATGCTGCGTTGGCAGGAGTACGCAAATGCTAAGGAAGCTAGGGTCAAAGCAAGCATCATCAATGACGTGTCAGCAGATGAGGAACGGCACTACAAGCTGCTGCAGAGCATGGGAGTTGTTTCAAGGGCACCTGAAAAGATAGCATTGCACCACAGCGGGGGTAGTGGTGATTTGTTTGAGCGTATCGAAAAATATGCAAACGCGATCTACGAAGTATCTGAAAGCTCTACTGATAACGACGGTGCTGGAGAACCAGTGGATACCGACTGAACCGACAACAAAGCAGGCAAAGTTTCTGCTTATGCCTGACAAGGAGGTGCTTTTCGGCGGAGCCGCTGGGGGCGGAAAAAGCGAAGCATTGCTTATGGCAGCAGCACAATATGTTGAAGTCCCCGGATACTCCGCTCTGCTGTTGCGGAAAAACTATACAGACCTGTCGTTGCCAGGCGCACTGATGGACAGGGCAAAGGATTGGTGGTCAGGAACGCCCGCGAGGTGGGACGATAAAACCAAGACATGGCACTTCCCTAGCGGTGCCACAATAACCTTTGGGTATCTAGAGACTGAGAGTGACAAGTTCCGATATAAGAGTGCGGAGTTTCAGTTTATCGGGTTCGACGAGTTAACTCAGTTTTCGGAGACGCAATATAGATTCCTCTTTTCCCGACTACGGAGGCTTAAAGGGGTGAAGATACCGATCCGGATGCGGGCGGGCACTAACCCCGGCGATATTGGCCATGAGTGGGTGGCTGCCAGGTTTGTGCACGGTGTCAAGGCTTTTATCCCGGCTAGGCTGGAGGATAACCCTTACCTGGACCGCGAGGAATATATCCAAAGTCTGATGGAGCTTGATCCAGTGACACGAGAGCAATTACTCAACGGAGACTGGCATGTCAGGCCAATGGGCGGCATTTTCCGCAGAGAGTGGTTTTATATCGTGGACGAGTACCCGCGGGGCATCCCGATGGCCAGATATTGGGATTTGGCAGCGTCGGAAAGAGCGGGATCTGATCCAGACTGGACGGTCGGCTTGCTGATGGCCAGAACGTCGGAGGGCATTTACTACGTCATAGACGTAAAACGTATCCGGGGAACACCGCAGGCGGTAGAGAGCTTAATCAAACAGACTGCGGAACTTGACGGTCGGGCTGTATCTATAGAGATGGAGCAGGAACCTGGCGCGTCTGGAAAGACGGTAATAGACTACTACCGGCGCAAAGTTTTGTCTGGATACAATTTCCGGCCAAGGAGACCAAGCGGAAATAAGCGGGTCAGGGCAGGCCCGGTTAGTTCGCAGGCCGAGGCGGGCAATGTCAAGTTGGTGCGAGGGCGCTGGAACGCTGCCTTTCTGGATGAGTTAGAGATATTCGATCAGGGAGCACACGATGATCAGGTGGATGCCTTGTCGGGTGCATTTGAGCACTTTAATCATGCGGTCACGCCCGCCGCAGTAAGAGCCAAAAGTTTAGGGGGGAATTAGGCATGCCCAAGCCCTTTGGGGTTGTAACCGAATTCGGCCGGTTCATCCGGCAGGATGTGCTTAATAATTATGCTTTAAAGGGCGCAGACGTTGAGGCGTCCCGCAAGCTGCCGGTGGATACCTTCTCCGAGGTCTATGGTACGCGCGGTCTGGTGCAGCCGCTATATAACCCCGAGGCCTTGGCCAGGGCGCTTGAGCTTAACACATATCACTGTCGTGCCTGCCGGACAAAGGCGCGGGAAACGGCAGGCCTGGGCTGGAAGTTGGTGCCCATAATGGACAAGCCAAGCGAGGATCAGAAGAAAATCGCAGACGAGTTCTTCCGCAGCCAGGGCACACCGATTGCTATTACGCTGGACCGCACGATGATGGACTTCGAGGCCGTGGGGTACGCGGCTATGGAGCTGGTGCGCGAAGGATACAGGCACGACGGCAAGCCGGTGTTGCTGAACCACGTGCCATCGCACACCATGCGTATCCACAAGGATGGCAGTAAGTTCTGCCAGATCCGGGGCACGAAGGAACGCTGGTTTAAGGCTGTTGGCTATGCAAAAGACGTGGATATGGACACCGGTCAGGAGCGGGAGCCGGGCGGGGTCCAGGAGGAGCGCAGGGCCACGGAAATTATATGGCTGGTCAATTACACTCCCCGGTCTGACTTCTACGGCCTGCCGGACTTCATCCCGGCACTGGGGGCCATGCACGGCGATGTGGCAAGACGCGACTATAATATTGCCTTCTTCGATAACTTCGGTGTTCCGGCGTATGCCGTATTTATCACCGGCAACTTTGACCCCGGACCTGAGGGCGCAGATGGGAAGAACGAGCTGGAGAAGGTCATCGAGAAACACTTCGAGGAGCTGGCCCGAAGACCGCACTCAACGCTCATCCTGACCATTCCGACCATGGAAGGGGATGCGGAAAACAAAATCCAGGTCCAGTTCAAGCCCTTGTCGGTGGATGTCAAGGAAGCGTCCTTTCGCCTATACCGGAAAGACAACCGCGATGAGATTCTGGCGGCGCATGGCGTGCCTCCTTACCGAATGGGTATCGCGGAGATCGGCAGCTTAAGCGGCAATACCGCAGCGGAGTCCACGGAGATCTACAAGGTATCGATCATCGAGCCGCGGCAGGACAACTTAGAGGAACTCATCAACAAATGGGTCCTCGGCCAGAGTGCGGACCAGGGCCTTGGCGTAACGGACTGGTGGTGGGAACTCAACGAGATTGACACCACCGACGAAAAGCACGACATGGAGATGATTGAGAAGATCTTCGCTATGGGGGGTGTAAGTCCGAACGGCATTGCCCGTTACTTCGCGGACCGGTTCGGCTTGCAGGAGGAAGACCACCCGGCCTTAAACGCCCGGTACGTGAACAACCAAGCCGTGACCTTGGAGCGGGGGGCAGTAAACCCTGATGAAGTGATGGATGCCCTAAAGCGCATGAGGGACAAACTCGTTGATATTGCGCTGAAAGATGTCGGCGACGGAAGCTTAAGCGATCTCCTGGAGGACTGGTAAGTATGCGCAAGGCGCTGGTAGCGCTGGACATGGCCATAGTGGTAGCGGAGGGAATGAGTATAATTGCGGCCTGCAAGAAGCAGCCGGCCTGGACCATAGCGGCGGAGGAGAAGCTGGAGAGAAAACTCAAAGGACTCTTCGGCAAGGTATTCGATGATACACTGGATGAACTTGTAAAGCAGGGAAGATTGCCGGCCACCGACGCGGCCAGAAGGCAAATAGCAAGCCATATAAATAACGCCAAAGACAAATACGCCGGCATATTGGCCCATGGTGTTGAAGAAGCGGCGCTTTACGGAAGGGAGGAGATACTTCAGACGCTGCCGGGACGTGTCAAGTTCGACGAGTTCGCGGCGCACACCAAACAGCTGTTAATGGAGCACGTGTTTGTGGCCTCTGACCGCACCATCGAACGTATGGTTGGGGACGTAATGGGTAATTTAGCCAAGTCCTACGAGGCGGGGCTTGGTATCCGGGAAGCGGCGGACAGCCTGCAACATCAGTTTCAGGGCATGAAGGACTGGGAGCTGCGGAGGATAGCGCGCACAGAGATCAACAGCTTCCAAAATGCCGGGGCATATCTCACCGAGAAGGAGCTGGGCATAGAGTATCACCAGTGGTGGACTGCCGAGGACGAGCGCGTCCGGGAGACCGAAGATGCTAACCACGTGGAGATGCACGGGCAGATCGTGAAACTGGGAGAACGGTTCAGCAATGGTCTGGAGTATCCTGGTGACCGGAGCGGGCCGCTGGAGGAATTTATCAACTGTCGATGCCGCGCCGTACCTTTTTTTATCCCTGAAGGCATGCGTCCACCCATCAACAAAGACTACTTCTACCCGGAGGATCTGGTAGACATCCAGGATCCGGATGCGGCGTATGACATCACCGATGACATGTTCGCCGAGGACCTGAAGGCGAAGATGGATGCGGTCGAAGGCAAAGACAAACATATCGCCTGGCACCGGATAATCCAGGACGACATAGAGGCTGGCGTGCAGCAGCACCTTGCCAACGGTGGCTCAATTGAGGGACTGTTGCCAAGGTATGACGTGAGCAAAGCTCCGAAATTCGTGACAGGCACACATCTGAAAAAACTGTCCAATTTAACAAGTGTAGATGCTCGTGCTCAGGGAGGTTTGAATAGCGCCGCCGATTGGCTGGCCCAGCGGGTGCACCCGGATGTTCTGCGCAAGGCAGCTGGGGTAAAGAAGATACACTATGATGCCGGCGTAAGAGATTATTATAAACGCAAGGACAAATTCATCATGTGGTCGGGAAGTAAAAAAACATTTGTGCATGAGTACGGACACCACCTGCACTATTACGGCAGCGATAAACAGAAGCGCGTAACAAAGGCTTTTTTCAACAAAAGAAGAAAAGGCGAATCGCTGACGACGATATACCAGGGCACAAACGAAGTCGGGTATAAAAGCACATTCATCGAGCACTACGTGGGCAGGGTTTACCCTTGGGAGAAAGCGGCATCGCCGTTTGGGACGGAGGTTATCTCGATGGGGCTGCAATACATGCAGCAGAATCCTTCGGATTTCTATGCTATGGACCCGAGCCACTTCCGTTTGATCTATGCGCTGATGATGGGTCTGTTGTAAACTTGGGATTCACAAAAATATAATTGACAAAACATATCCTTTAGATATATGATAGATATGCAAAATATCTAGGGGAGGGTTTATCATGATTAAAAAGCTGGTTTCTTTTTCGGAAAACAACGTGGCATATTTGCAATCTATCTCAGAAAAGAAAGGGATACCTGTTTCAGAGGTTGTGCGCAGGATAATTGATGAGCACCAGGAGAAGCAAGCTGAACCCCGGGAGAAAGCGAAAAAAAAGAGAGAAGAGGTTAGCGTAGTGCCAAAATGCACGTTAATGCTTGGCAAACAGATGTATGCCGAACTGGTCTGGCGCGAGCGTGGCGGGGTCAGCATAACCGAGTCCAAGCGGGCTGCGGCTGACGGCTTCGCCAAAAGCTTTCACAAAGATAAGGTGACCGGCCTTGACCCGCGCACTATGGACCTCAAGGAGATTAACCCCAACCAGGACAAATATTCTTTATACCTCTGGTGCTCCGCATGGGTTCAAAAATACCGGCGGCAAGGGGATAAAACATCAGACCTCATCGCAGAGGGGATTGACTTCTCAGAAGTGCTGCCGCCGCCTATACCGGGGGTAGTTTACTAAACCCTGGACCACCCCCGGCTTTGAGGCGTCCGTGTTTTTAAACTGTGCCGCTTGATTCAGCATCAAACGCTGTCTGCTCAAGCCAACGGTGAAACGCCCCCTTGGGAACTATAATCCTGTTCCCCAGTCTAATCGCCGGGAAGGTTGGCTGGCGCGTCAGTTCGTATGCCTTAACCAAGTTAATTCCCATCAACGCAGCAATTTCGGGCACAGTGTAAGTCACCCTCGGAATGTCCGCAGGGATTCTTTTGCACTTGCTCAT